GTAATAGATTACGATGGGAAACTAACAGGAACAAAAGGTTCCGTGTTAGAACGATATCCATACCTTTCAGTAGCAAAAGATGCTAAGAATGCTGATGGAACAACTAACTTTGTCGAAGATGTGATCAATGGACGATCAGAATATATCCACTGGGTAGGTTTTGATTCTGATTACACAACGGCACGTGGTAATGGAATGGTAGACTCAGGAGATGATTTTGATCCTGGTTTAACTGCACACACCGCACACACTTTTGATAAAGGTGTAAACTCAGGCGCATTAGGAACATCTGAAGTCCTAGCAGGTTTCGATCTGTTCGAAGATAAGGACATTGTAGAAGTTGATTTCTTAATCGCACCATCAATGAATAGTCGGGCAGATCAAACAACTGTTGTTAATGATCTGATAGCAACTGCAGGAACTTTACGTAAAGACTGTGTTGTCACTGCATCACCTGCAAGGACAGACGTTGTTAATCTGACTAATACTGCAACAATAACAACTAACATCACTACAACTGCAGATACATTTACGAACTCATCATACTTAGTTGCTGATGGTAACTTCTTAAAAGTATATGACAAGTTTAATGATCAATACATTCACATTCCTGCCGCATCATCAACTGCAGGGATCATGGCGGCAACTGACTTACAACGTGCACCATGGTTCTCACCTGCAGGTACAAGACGTGGTCAGTATCTTGGAATAACTGCAATCTCTTGGTCGCCAACTAAGGCACAAAGAGATACGCTATATAAAGCAAGTGTTAACCCAGTTGCGAATATTCCAGGTCAAGGTGTGCTGTTGTTCGGTGATAAAACTAAACTAGGTCGCCCATCTGCATTCGACAGAATCAACGTAAGACGATTGTTCTTGGTTCTTGAACGTGCAATTGGTAAAGCGGCAGAGCAAGCAATGTTCGAGTTTAACGATGAGTTTACTCGCGCAGAATTTGTCAACATTATCGAACCAGTACTTCGTGAAGTAAAAGGTCGTAGAGGTATAACAGACTTTAAAGTTGTCTGTGATGATACCAACAATACGGCGGCAGTAGTAGATAGAAACGAATTTATCGCAAACGTGTTTATTAAACCTGCACGTTCTATCAACTACGTGACTCTAAACTTTGTCGCAGTTCGTACAGGTGTTGACTTCGAAGAAGTCGTAGGCACAGTGTAAGGAGGAAACAATGGCAATTTTAGGAGTCGATGATTTTAAAGCAAAACTGAAGGGTGGGGGCGCACGTCCTAATCTGTTCCAAGTTACCATAAACTATCCTGCCTTTGCAGACGGTAACCCAGAACTAACATCCTTTTTATGCGAAACTGCAGAACTACCTGGTTCTACATTCGGTCAAATAGTTGTACCTTTCCGTGGTCGCCAATTAAAAATGGCAGGGGATCGTACATTTGCTGAATGGACAACAACTATTATCAACGATACAGACTTCGCTATCCGTGACGCACTAGAGCGTTGGATGAATGGTATCAATGGACACAATGCCAATACTGGTCTTGGAGTTCCTGTTGCATACGAAGCAGATCTGAAAGTTGAACAGTTGGATAGAGATGGGTCAATTCTGAAGACGTATAACTTCCGAGGTGCATATCCACAAGATCTCGCACCTATCCCATTATCATTCGGTGACAATGACAACATCGAGCGATTTACATGTACTTGGGTATACCAGTACTGGGAGTCAAATACAACAACCTAAATAAATAACAGATAGGGCGGTAATACTGCCGCCCTTCTATTTTTATCTGAGGACTACTATGGCAGAAAATGATGGATTAAAGTTATTTGGTTTCGAAATCAAACGTGCCAAAAGCAAACAAGATGAGAAACTACCCTCTATCGTTCCCCCAAGGGATGATGAAGGTGGTAGTTATGCCACAGCATCGGGTACACATTATGGTCAGTATCTTAATATGGATGGTGACGATTCAAAGGACAACTATCAATTAATAATGAAATATCGCGGAAACGCGATGCACCCAGAAGTGGATGCCGCAATTGAAGACATTGTTAATGAAGCAATTACTGGTAGTGAACTTGATCAGACACTAGATCTAAACCTTGACCAAGTAGAAGCACCCGACAAAATCAAAAAATTAATTAAAGAAGAATTTGATACAATCTATTCTATGCTCAACTTCAAAGAGTTGGGACACGACATCTTTCGTAGATGGTATGTCGATGGCAGATTGTACCACCACTTAGTGTTGAACGAGGCAAATCCTAAAGAAGGTATTCAAGAGATTCGTCCTGTCGATGCCGCTAAGATGCGTAAGGTTAAGAAAGTTAAGTATAAGAAAGATCCTATAACAGGAGCAAAGATAGTAGAGAAGACTGAGGAGTTCTTTGTATTCCAAGAGAAACCTGGCAGTTCTACTAATGGCATCAAGATGACTAATGACTCTGTCTCTTATGTCACATCTGGATTACTGACAGAAGATCGTAAGAAGATTGTGTCTCACTTGCACAAAGGGTTGAAACCTATCAACCAACTGAGAATGATGGAAGATGCGTTGGTCATCTATCGTCTAGCACGTGCACCAGAGAGACGAATGTTTTATATTGATGTAGGTAACTTACCGCGTGGTAAAGCAGAACAGTACATGAAAGATATCATGGCACGATATCGAAACAAACTTGTATACGATGCTAAGACTGGCGAGATCCGTGATGACCGTAAACACCAATCACTACTTGAGGACTTCTGGTTACCAAGACGTGAAGGTGGTCGAGGCACTGAGATCAGCACATTACCAGGTGGAGAAAACCTAGGACAGATCGAAGACATTATCTATTTCCAAAAGAGAATGTATCGTTCACTAAATGTTCCGATGTCTCGATTAGATCAAGAGTCGGTTCAAGGTATCCTTGGCAGATCTACAGAAATTAACAGAGACGAACTAAAATTCCAGAAGTTTATTGACAGACTGAGAATGAGGTTCTCTCATCTTTTCTATGGTATCCTAAAGAAACAACTCGTTATGAAAGGCATTTGTACCGAGGAAGATTGGGAGTCATGGAAGAATGATATCACAGTTGATTATGTAAAAGACAATCACTTTACAGAACTACGTGATGCAGAAGTATTTCAAAATAGATTGGAAAGTCTTGACAGGGTTTCTAATTATGTTGGAGAATACTTTTCTAAGGAATGGGTACAGAAAAATGTTCTGCATCTATCCGATGAAGATATTGAAACTATGAATAAACAAATGGGCGAGGAAGAACCTGAAGAAGGAGAAGAAGACGATCTACCAGATGATTCCCCAACCGCTGGACAAAAATTTGAATTGAAACCTGTACAAGGAGATGAAAAAGAAGATGAGTGAAGATACACAAACAATGATTCAACACGCATTGGATCAAGATTGGAACAAAGCAAATAAGATATTTGGTGATATGATGTCTGCAAAAGTACAGGATGTACTTGACCAAGAGAAGATTCGTTTAGCGGATCAGATCTATAATGGTGCAGAAGAAGAATTAGAAGATGAAGTCGAAGAGATAGATGATGAGCAACTCGAATTGGAATTGGATGACGAAACAGATGATCAAGAAGGACACGAGGAACAGGGATCCTTGGAAGATGCCGATCAAGGAGTACAAGAGCCCAGGGATAATGTACAAGTCGAAGTGGATGACGAAGACGGAGAACGGCAAGACGATCCGTTACCTGAAGAATCTTGATGTCAAAGAATAAGAAATTATAAATAATATAAATTAAATGAAAACATTTGATCAAATAAGAGAGTCACTAGGACGCAAACCGAAAGGTCAACTTGTTCTTAACAAGAAGATAGGTCGCATCCAAGTTATGGTATATAAGGAACCTAAAGGGTTCGTTGCATACGTAGACGGTGACCGATTAGATGTATATCGAAGTAAGGGTGAAGCAGAGAAAGCGGCATCCGAAATGATAAAGGTATTAAAGAAATGAAACTGATTGCAGAATTTACCGAAAATAATCTGGAAGTTCTTACAGAAGAAAATGACAAGGGCGAGAAAACATACGCCATTGAAGGTATCTTTATGCAAGCAGAAACTAAGAATAGAAACGGTAGAATCTATCCTAGAGATGTTATGAATAAAGCAGTTGGTAAGTATATCAACGAGCAAGTCTCTAAAGGAAGGGCAGTTGGTGAACTAAATCACCCAGATGGTCCTACCGTAAATCTAGATAAGGTTTCCCACAAAATAGAAAATCTTCAATGGGAAGGTAACGATGTTGTGGGTAAGGCGACTATATTGGAAACTCCTATGGGTAAGATCGTAAAAGGATTACTCGATGGTGGTGTCAGTCTAGGCGTATCGACTCGTGGTATGGGAAGTTTGAAGAACGGTAATGACGCAATGGTAGTGCAACCAGATTTTATGCTGAATGCAGTAGACATTGTTCAAGATCCATCTGCACCTAGCGCATTTGTTAATGGGGTTATGGAAGGTGTTGAGTGGGTTTGGAA